TAAAACAAGTGCCAAATTGGATTAAATATGATACACAAATTACCGGAATTTATAATAAAATAAACGATAGGTTGCAGGATGCTGTAAATGCACACCCTGAAGAATTTAAAACAGCAGTTTCTTTAGAGGGTTTTTATGAAATACAATACAAACGTTTAAAGAAGTTAACAGAACAAATTAATCAGGATCAATTAACAATTAGTTAGTTTTTTTATTGTACTATTGATTAAACAAGTTTTTTCAAGTATGGCACACGGTGGAAAAAGAGATGGAGCAGGTAGACCTTCTAAAGCAGATGAGGTTAATTTAATAGAGAAATTAAGCCCATTAGAAGATGCAGCATTTCAAGCATTAAAAGCAGGTGTAGAAAAAGGTGATTTTAAATTTGTACAACTGTACTATAATTATTACGCTGGTAAACCCAGAGAAACAAGAGATATTACTATAAACGAAGATTTACCGATATTTTTAGATTAGCGATAACCAAAACGTTATTCTAAATCATTAATGCAAGTACAAAAAACACAAGCACTAAATAAGCTACGTAAACTTGATAAAAGGATACGTATTGTAAGAGGTGGTACATCAGCAGGTAAAACTATTTGTATCCTGCTTATAATTATAGATTATGCTATTAAAAACGAAGGTAAAGAAATAAGCGTAGTATCTGAATCAATACCACACTTACGTAGAGGTGCATTTAAGGACTTCTGTCAGCTGTTAAAAGGTTTAAATAGGTATAGGGATATACAACTAAATAAAAGCACCTTAAAATACACTTTTACAAATGGTAGCTATATAGAGTTTTTTAGCACAGATCAACCTGATAAACTACGTGGTGCAAGAAGAACTGATTTATATATTAACGAGTGTAACAATGTACCCTTTGATGCTTTCAATCAATTGTCCGTGAGAACATCTGGAAACGTTTGGTTAGATTACAACCCATCTAATATCTTTTGGGTAGATAAAGAATTAGTAGGTAAAGAAGATGTTGATTACATAACACTAACTTATAAGGATAACGAAGTACTACCTGATAGTATTGTAAAAGAAATAGAGAAAGCAAGAGATAAAGGCAAAACCTCAACGTATTGGGCAAATTGGTGGAGGGTGTACGGACTTGGTGAAACAGGTTCTTTAGAAGGTGTATGCATACCTGATTGGAAAGAAATAGATAACATACCACAAGAAGCACGTTTGTTAGCTTATGGTATGGACTTTGGTTATAGTGTTGATCCTACAACATTAATAGCTTTGTATAAATGGAACGATGCCTATATATACGATGAGGTGCTGTACAAGAAAGGAATGTTAAATAGAGATATAAGCAGGTTCTTATCACAACTTAATATAAAAGAAAACATTGTAGCTGATTCAGCAGAACCTAAATCAATAGCAGAACTGCAAGGGTATGGACATTCTGTATATGGTGTAAGTAAAGGTAGGGATTCAGTAGTATATGGATTAAACCTAATAAACCAAAATGAAATATACATAACATCTAAAAGTAAAAACCTTAAACGTGAATTAGCAGGATATGTATGGGCAAAAGATAAAGATGGTAACCAGCTACAAAAACCAAGTGGTGAGCATCCTGATTGTATTGATGCAGCACGGTACGTTTTAACAGACCAATTAGAAAACCCTAACAAGGGTGAATATTATATATATTAGTAAATGTTTAAAAAATGTTTATATTTGTATAAACAAAGTTTAATTAAAATTATAATTATGGAAAACAAAGTAGAGTATATAATGGTAAAAGAATTAACTAAAAAACAAAACAGAAAGAACATTATAAGATTTTTAGGAGGTGGTATGTTGTTTGCAATGTTAGCAATGGCATCAATGTATTTCTTTTTATTCTTTATATTGTGGGCAAATGATATAACAGAAAAAATTGCAGGATATTTTTAAAATTATGGAAGCGTGTTGGTACGAAAAGATATACATAGTACAAAGACCATCTAAACGTGGTGGTAGGGCTTCAGATGTTTATTTAGATATAAGCGTTAAAGGGCAAATACTAAAAGGTAAAAAGCTGTACAAACAAAACAGCATACATTTAGAAAAAACAATAGAAGAAGCATATAGATATTCATATAAAAGGTTTATATTAGGTCAGTAGATTTTTTCATTGGTTTTGGTTTGAATTAGGTAGCGGTAACGTTACCTTTTTCTTTTTATACAAAACACTAAATAATTTATTGTATTAATATGAAAGTTGAAATAAACGTACCTGATTCACTAAAAGAAATAACTTTAGATCAATACCAAAGATTTGAAAAGTTAAATACAGAAGAAAATAAAGAATCTACATTCTTACTACAAAAGATGGTAGAGATATTTTGCAACCTTAACTTAAAGGATGTTGCAAACATAAAATACAAATCAGTACAAGAAATAGTAGTACACCTCAACAAGATATTTGACCAGAAGCATAGTTTAACACCTACCTTTACTTTAGGCAATGTAGAGTATGGATTTATACCTGTACTTGATGATATGTCATTAGGTGAGTTTATAGATTTAGATGAGAACTTGGGTAAGTGGGGTAATATGCACAAAGCAATGAGCGTGTTATACAGACCAATTAAATTTAAGAAAGGTAATAAGTACAATATAGAAGATTACAAAGGTATGAACGATAGGCTAAAGTATATGCCTTTAGATATTGTGTTTGGTGCTATGGTTTTTTTTTATCATTTAAGCAACGAGTTAACACAAACTATCCTGAACTATTTACAGAAGGAGTTACCCAAGAACTTGACTATTCAACAGAAGGAACGTTTGGCACAAAGTGGGGCTGGTATCAGTCAGTCTATGGTATTGCTAAAGGAGATGCTACCAAGTTTAACGAGGTTACCAAACTTAATGTCCACCAATGTTTAATGTATTTAGCATTTGAAAAAGATAAAATAGAATTAGAAAAGAAACTAATTAAAAAACGATGAAAGGTTTTTACAACGTAACAAAGGAATTAAAAACAGCACTTGCAGCAGAACCATTTGTTAATACAGTTACATTTGGTAGTTTAGATGATGTAGATTTAAACAAGCAAACTATATTCCCATTATCACACATTATAGTAAATAACACAACAGTAGGAACTAAAACACTAACATTTAACATTTCTATTCTTGCAATGGACATTGTAGATATAAGCAAAGAAGCAACTGCTGATATATTTGTAGGAAACGATAACGAACAAGATGTGCTAAATACACAATTAGGATTACTAACAAGAATAATAAACATCTTACAACGTGGTGATCTATATACAGAACTTTACCAAGTACAAGGTGATGTAAGTTGTGAACCATTTGTAGATAGGTTTGAAAACAAGTTAGCAGGATGGGCAGCAACATTTGATGTAGTAGTACAAAACGATATGACAATATGCAGTTAACAAAAACACAAAAGGTTTTAGATGTATTTAAGCAGGTTGTTTTAAATCAAAGTAGAGCAATGCTTTCCAAAAAAGGAAAAAATGTTTCTAACGACCTTTATAGAAGTTTAGATGGTGTTGTTAAAGCTATGCCTAATTCTATTAGTGTTTCATTTGAAATGGAAGAATATGGTTATTATCAAGACAGAGGTGTTAAAGGTAAAACCTCAACTTATTCTGAAATAGGTAAATATGGAACATTAGCAAAATTTGGTTCAGGCAAAGGAAAGAAAGGTGGATTAAGTGGTGGTATTAAAAAATGGGTAAAAGCAAAAAGGTTTCAATTTAGAGATAAAAAAACAGGTAAGTTTATGTCTTACAATAGTACAGCTTATTTAATAACAAGATCAATTTGGAATAAAGGTATTAAGCCAAGTTTGTTTTTTACTAAACCATTTGAAAACGCATTTAAAAAATTACCAGATGAACTAATAGAAAGTTTTGGTTTAGATGTAGAAGATTTTTTAGCATTTACATTAAAAGAAGATAGATTAAGATGAGTACATATACAAAGATAAACGTTAGAAGTCCATTCTATTTACACCTTGTAGAACCAAGTCCACCATTACCAGACTATGATTGTACAGTAGCAGGGTTAGTAGGATTTGAAGTAGATAATCAAGGTATTATTACTTTGCCAAGTCCTGCTGTT